CCTAAGGAGATGGTTGATATGTATGTTAACGGCTACGAAGCCGTGGCTAACCAACAACAACAAACCTTGATGAAGGAGGCCGGAGGCGCTGAGAACTACGAGGCTATGTCCGAGTGGGCAGCAACAGCTTTAACAGACCAAGAACAAGAGGTGTATAACAACACTGTCGAGTCAGGGGATGTTAACGCAGCAACTATGGCTATCCGTGGTCTCTATGCTCGCTTTCAGTCGGACGGTGGAACACCTGTTTCTCTTGTCCAAGGGGACACCTCGGGAACAGCCGGGGCATTGCCCTTTAGCTCCTCTAAGGAGATGACGATTGCTATGCAAGACCCGCGCTATAGTTACGATAACAAATACCGGGAGCAAGTCTCACAACGACTATCAGTCACAACCGCATTCTAATTATGTCAGCTATTATTACTTACATCCTCGACAACAAAACTGAACTCCTCAGTGCCATCTCTATGGTCATTGCTGCTTGTTCCGCTATCGCCGCTCTTACACCTACACCTGTCGATGACGGGCTGGTCAAGAAGCTTTACAAGATTGTCGATTTCCTTGCACTTAACATTGGTCGTGCCAAACAAAAATAACAACATTTAAACACACACGCACCACATGTCTGTGTCTCTGCTAGTCAAGTTACTTATATCGTTTCCTCGGTTAGCAGAGGCATTTCGTGGTCTTATGGAAGCCTATGAAGAGAAACTATATGTTGAGCGTCACAGCAATATGCGTGATGTTATTGATGAGTGGATGCACTCCGACTCTTCGTCCGACAAAGCTCCCTTACTTTTTAGAGAAGGCCAGAGAGCAGACGTGGACAACGGACCAGAAGCAGACGGTGGGGGAGATGTTACATTACATCAACGACCTAGAGAACAACCAACATGCCCGCTAAACGAAAAGGATTGTCCCTTCGCAAAGAACACAAGTCAGACAAAGGAGGCTTAACAGAAAAAGGGCGCAAGTATTACAACCGAAAGACAGGTAGTAACTTAAAGAAACCGCAACCAGAGGGAGGCCCGAGGAAGCGGTCTTTTTGTGCGCGGATGTCCGGCGTCAAAGGCCCGATGAAAGATTCCAAAGGCAGGCCCACCCGAAAAGCTTTAGCTCTTAGAAGGTGGAAATGCTGACCCCAACCCCAACACTAACAATAATAACACTATGCCCAAAGTAGGAGATAAGTCGTATCCGTATACCCCCAAAGGTAAGAAAGCAGCTAAGAAAGCCGCCAAGCGGAAGGGGTTGAAGATCATGTCAAAGAAGAAGAAAGGAAAGGGGACTTGAGGGAAATAAACGAGAACCTCCTGTTAGGAGATGTTATTCAAATAGATTTCCTTGACCACGTGCAAGACGGCACCGATGGTCCCCTTGAATGCTCAGTCTATGGTTCACTTACGGACATAGGCGATAACTACCTTACTGTTACCTCATGGCACGGCTGTGAAGATAACACAACAACTTTCACCATTATTACAAGCTGCATAAGTAGCTTGGTGGTGTTTAAACCAAACGTCATCATAAAGATAGACTCCCCCGAGGCCGACGATGAGACCCACTGCGGTGGACAATCAATAACTCCGAACCCGGTTACGGACACATCCGAATGAGGACAACCTTAACAACAACTAAAGAAAACCAAATATTATGGCTAACGGAGATACATCCGCGTCCCGATTGGGACAAGTTAATGCGAGCGGAGCAGTTGATGCTTTGTTCCTTAAGGTGTTCTCAGGAGAAATCCTGACCACCTTCGAAGAGTTCAACGTGATGAAAGACCTTCACACGGTTCGGACTATATCCAACGGTAAGTCTGCTCAGTTCCCTGTAACTGGCATTGCTACCGCTAAATACCACACCCCAGGTCAGAACATTGCTGATGCCGGTAACAGTTACCTCAGTGCTATTAAACACGCTGAGAAACTTATCAGCATTGATGATGTCCTACTTGCCTCTACGTTCATTGCAAACATTGATGAGCTTAAGAACCACTACGATGTCCGTAGCATTTATGCTCAGGAACTCGGTAAGGCTCTTGCCAAGCGTTTCGATGTGGCAACCATGAAGACCCTTACGGCTGCTGCTCGTTCGGCTGCGACTATCACTGGCGGTAAAGCTGGTATCGCAATCGATGGAGGTGAGCCGGGTGTCTTCACTGGAACTGTGATTCAAGCCAAGCTCTTTGAGGCTGCTCAGAAGCTTGACGAGAACGACATCCCTAACGACGGAAAGCGTTTCGCTATCCTTAAGCCAGCCGATTACTACACATTGCTTGCCTCTGGTGAAGAGGTTATCAACCGTGACTTCGGTGGTCGTGGTGATGTTGCTACTGGTCGCATCCCAATGGTTGCTGGTATTAACATCTACAAGTCAAATCACCTTGTTGACGTAGCTGTCTCAGGCAGCGCACAAGATCAGAACGATCAAGTCGCTGGCGTTCAGAACGACGTGTTTGGCTCTGGTGGAACTGGATACAACGCCGCTATGGACAAGACTCAGATCATCGGTGGACACCCATCGGCGATTGGAACTGTCAAGCTCCTTGACCTTGCTACCGAAAGCGACTACAAGGTCGAACTCCAAGGAAGCCTGTTCGTAGCTAAGTATGCTATGGGCCACGGTGTCCTTCGCCCCGAAGCTGCCTTTGAAATCAAAGACGCTGACTAATACCCCCTAATAACCCCAACGGTCGCACTCCTTTCTTTAATGATGGGGGTGCGGCCTTTTCCTTTTTTCCAATTACTATGGCTACCCTTACCACCAAACTTGACGCTGTTAACACCATGCTCGGTTACGTTACCGAAGCACCTGTAAACTCTATTGCTAACACTACTGCTTTGCCGCCATCTGCTGCACTGGCTAAGGGTGTTATTGACGAAGTGTCACGTGAGGTTCAACAAGATGGGTGGCACTTTAACACAGCCCAAGACTACAAGTTGGAAGCCAACGCCTCCAATAAGTTTGTGTTACCTGATAACGTCCTCCAAGTAGACACAGTTGACACCACCTACGATGTAGTCCAACGAGGCACCACATTGTTCGACCGTAAGAACTACACTGATGTATTCACTGAAGACGAGCTTAAGGTTAACATAACATTTTTACTTGAATACGAAGAGCTACCAGAACAGGCTCGACGTTACATCGCCCTCAAAGCATCCCGGATGTTTGCTAACAGACTTGTTGGCTCCCGTGAGATTGAGGCACTTATTTACCGTGATGAGATTCGCGCCAAGGCAGCTATGGAAGAAGCTGAAGGTAACAACTCTGATCGAACCATCTTCGACAACTACGACACTGCTACACGAATCGGCATCAATCGCCGCACTGACCTTGCTTAAACGATGGCCAACATAACAACTACCGTTCCTAACCTCATCCAAGGGGTCAGCCAACAGTCACCTCAGGTGCGCCTAGCTGGTCAATGTGAGGAACAGATCAACGGTCTTTCCACCGTCACCAAAGGGCTCACTAAGCGTCCTCCGGCACGGCTCATAGACAACCTAGGGGCTGTAGCTCTTGAGGGTGACTTCCTGCACTTCATCAACCGGAGTGAGACTGAAAGGTATGTTGTTACTATTGAGCATCGGACCACAGGTGACGGCTCAGGTGTTATCAGGGTGTTTAACCTAGAGACAGGAGCCGAGGCATCTGTTGAAGGAGGCACTGGTGGTTACCAAGTCAGTGGTGATTATCTTAAACTAGCCACAGCTAACAAGTCCCACGAACAACTTAAAGCTCTTACCATAGGTGACAGCACGTTCCTTCTTAACACTGATGTTACTGTCGGTAAGACAACCGAGAAGTCCGAGGCGCTTGATTCGTCCCGTGCCTTAGTGTTTGTTAAACAAGGAGACTACGCTAAGAAGTATGGTCTTAAGTTCAGAGACAAAGGAACCTTTAGTGGCGGTGGTGCAACTTTTAGTATTACTTGGGCAGAGGAAAGGACTGGGTTCTTCGATAATAAATACATTTATCAAATCAGCAGTATCAGTGTCATTAGCGGTGGATCAGGCTACACATCCGACGATGAGCCAACGATTGAGTTTCCGACAGGAGTAGAATGGCAGATCCGTCCTGAGTTCGATATTACTGTAGATTCAACGACACAGGCTGTAACAGGAGTAACACTTCTTCATAAAGGATTAACAACAGTATACGACTCGCAACAAAGCTTTGCCTCATCAATCCCTGCGTCCCCTGCTTATGACGAAGTTCATGTTGTCACTCATAAGGCATCACACAACGACCAAGCAGCCGATACAGTTAACATCGCCCAAAGACTTACTACCGTCCTAAATGGAGGCGAAGCCGATGATAATACTGTTATTGATGAACAACAACCGGAACATCCTACTGGACCTTTCCCAGTAGCCGCCGCTTACACCTCAAAGGACAAAGACGGCTCTATCCTCATCAACCGCAACGACGGCCAAGACTTCTTCCTTGAAGCATTCGATGGTCTTGCTGGTTCCGGCCTAGGGCTTGTCCACAAGGAAGTCGATGCCCTTTCGGATCTCCCTGTGCGTGGACCTGATGGTTTCCGGGTTGCTGTGCGTGGCTCTGCTGACGCTAACGAGGACGACTACTATCTCCGCTTTGAGACTAACGACGGTCAATCCTTTGGTGAAGGAGGATGGGTAGAAGACGTAGGACCAGACCTCGACATCGCTCTCGACCCCGACACCCTTCCCCTTCAGCTTGTTAACACCGGGGTAAACACCTTTACAGTTAACACTACCGGCTGGGCCAAGCGTAAGTCAGGTGATGATGATACCAACCCATTTCCATCCTTTGTCGGCAAGAAGCTTAACAACTTTGTCTTCTTTAAGAACCGCCTAGGATTCATCTATGAGGACTCTGTGGTGCTTTCGGAAGCCGGAGAACTCTTTAACTTCTTTAGGACCACCGTAAGGACTCTGTTGGATACCGCTCCGATTGATGTTACATCTGCAACCGCTAACGTAACAAACCTCAGAAGCAGTGTAGCCTTCCAAGAGAACCTGTTGTTATTTGCCGACCGGGGACAGTTTGTTCTTAAGGGTGATCCCTTGACCAACGAAACAATCACTCTTGAGGCAGTCACCAACTATGATGTTAACACATCCGAAGATCCCCTTGCTGTTGGCTCTTACGTCTATTTCCCATTTAAGCGGGGTAACTTCCTCGGTATGCAAGAGTATTCTCTCAATGCCACCACGGACGTTTACGACTCGGATGACATTACCACACAAGTTCCAGGATACATCACCAACGGTAACATCCTTGTAACATCAGGGTCAACAGCTACCGACCTCATTGCTCTTAGCTCAGGAGGCGACACCATCTACGTCTACAAGTATTTCTTTAACGGACGGGAAAAGGTTGTTAGCTCATGGAGCAAGTTCAAGATGCCCTTCAATGTCCTCAGCCTAGAGTTCATCAATAGCTCCCTGTTTGTTGTCGGTGACAAAGATGGCGACACCCTGTTGACTGAGATGAAGTGTGAAGAGCTACGGCTTGAGGACGACACCCTTGACGGCTTTACGATCCACCTCGACATGCTCAAGAAGAAGACGTTCAGTGGAAGCCCAACAACCACACCTACGGACACCTTGATCGACCTTGGGTTCACTCCCGGTCCTGATGATGTTGTTGAGGTGTATGACAGCCACGGCAACCGAGTAGTTGTTAACTTTGTCAACGTCAACCAAGCCAGCATCCAGTCCTACAACCGGACGTGCTTCAGCGGTCTTCGATACAACCTAGAATACACCTTCAGTGAGCCAGTGTTCAAGCAAGGTAACCCACCAGTGTCCTCGGGTCTTGCCCGTATGATACTTAGGAACGGCACCTTGTTCTTTACGGACGCCTTGGATTTCCAAGTTGAGGTAACACCAGTTGCTAGGGACAAGCGTATCTTTACCTACAGTCCTAACGTCATTAACATCACCTCGACGGACACCCTTCTTTCACAAGATGGTAAGT